GTTAAGTCTGTCTGTGTAATTCCAGCTACGGCAGATAAATTTTGAGTACCTGTGATGTTAATAGCCATATTATAGAGTTACCTGTGTAATTGATGTCAACACATTATTAGTGTAATTAAATGTCTTTCTAATCGTAACGCCATTGTCTACAAAATCTAGCACCGACAAAGCCCCGTTAGAGTAACTAAAAGATTTTGATTCGCCGCTACCATAAGCAATAGCTGTCAATAAACCATTAATATACGTAAAACTTGGAGAGCTTGGAGGCGTGTAAGTTTCACCCGGAACGCCCTGAATCCCCTGAATCCCCTGAATCCCTTGTATACCTTGCGCGCCAGTTGCACCAGCCGCGCCAGTGCTTCCAGTATCGCCCTTGGCTCCAGTGGCTCCAGTGTCACCTTTTAAACCTTGGATGCCTTGTATACCTTGCAAACCTGTATCGCCTTTATCGCCTTTTGCACCAGCTGCACCAGTGTCTCCTTTTGCGCCTTGCTCGCCTTGCAATCCTTGAATACCTTGGATGCCCTGAATGCCTTGCGCTCCAGTCGCTCCCGTGTCTCCCTTATCACCTTGCAACCCTTGCAAACCCTGCAACCCTGTATCGCCTTTATCGCCTTTTGCACCAGTGGCTCCCGTGTCTCCAGTGTCGCCTTTTAAACCTTGAATACCCTGTTCACCAGTGTCTCCCTTATCGCCCTTGGCTCCAGTCGCTCCAGTTGCACCAGTTGCACCAGTTGCACCAGTTGCACCAGTTGCACCAGTATCTCCTTTTGATCCTGTCGCGCCTTGAATACCTTCGACCGCTATACTTACTTCGGTTTTGGTCTCAAAAATTTCTACAATTGTCTCATTTGTTTCAACTTGAATTGAAATATTATCGATTTGTTCGACGATAACTTCGGTCATCGAGTAACTCCTTCAATTGCTGATAATGTACCTTCCACTAATCTAGTTGCGATGGTTTCATTTAATGTAGAATTAAAAACGCTTGTCAGTAAATCATAATAATAAACGCCAGCAGGTAAAACGGCTGTTTGAGTATTTTTGATGTGAATTGCAATTGTGCCTAAAGCTCCGCCAAGAGTTATGCCGCCACCAGCATTGCTTGTAAGCGTTAAAATAGCTGGTGCGTCTGATTTGTTAGTGCGGACTTCCAACTTGGCAGTATAGCCAGTAAAATTAATTAAATTTCCGCTGCTATCTTTGCATGTCAAAAGCTGGTCAAAAGTTGCCCCAATTTCACAATCAATATTAAAAATTCCTGCTGTCATATTTTAAACAAAATTAATATCAATTGCTTCAAGTGCTTCTAAAGTTTTACAAGCTTTAATTTGACTTTTTATTTCTTGGTAAATTGTGTGCAAAGCTTGATCTCTAACGTCTAAGTGGTTTCTTAAACATTCAAATTGCTCTAAATTTAAATCTAGTCTATTCCCTTCAACGTCTGTCCATTGTGCAGTAGTGCCAACAATTGCTTTTCTCAATCTATCAATGCGAGAAGTTAAAGTTGGCAAATCAGAAATCTTTACTTTAAAAGTGCGAAAAACACCGTTAATAATGTAGCTATCAAACGAGCCTTTTCTAGGGCTTACAAGCTCCATTTCGCTATTTAAATTTACTTTTAATTGCGCTAATTTTTCTAATTTAGCTTGCTCGAAGTTCATAAATTAAAATTCAATTTTAAAGTTTTTAATTTCTTCAAGGTCAGTTAAAAGATTTAAATCGGCTTCAAGTTTATTTGATTTAACTCTGATTGGTAAAATAAATAAATTCATTTGCTGAATCAAATCATCGTCTTGACTCATCAAGATGTTTGATTGTTTGTAACTTGGATAAGTTGCTAAAATTAAAGATGCGGCAACGCTTTTTATTTGAGCTATTTTTTCATCTTGCGCTTTTTGCAAATTATGAGCTTTAACTTCATTTTCGGTTAATAGCGCCCAATCTAAGCCTTGCAAAGCCCCAAATTCGCAAATTTCATTAGTGATTTTATTTCGTAAAAACATTTTTAATTTTTAATTAAAGTTGATAATCTACCCAACCGTGCAAATATAAAACTATTGTGCAACTACCTCCAGTAGCGTCTCTACCATGCTGAATTTGTGAAATTGCATTGGTTACAATTGGAATAGGTGAAGCAATTGTGCTTTTAGTTACGTTAACGTTCCCTAAAGCTGCGGCATAAATATAATCACCCTGCACTTTTGATTTAAATTTATAAATACAATCTCCTGCACCGGAATGGTTAAGGTTTCCGCTTAATATAGCTCCTGTATTTAAACCAGTTGGAGTTGTAATTGTTAAATCTGTTCCGTCTGTCGGGCTTGCTCCTGAAAAAGCCACGATATTATTAGTGAAAATGCAAGAAGCTTGGCCATTTGCTAAAATTCTCATTGTAAAAGCTCGGATATTTCCTGAACCATCAGTCAGTATTGAAAATACTCTGCGGTATTTTGTAAAACCGGCCGCGATAACAGCAGAATCAGCCAACAAATTTGTAGCATTTAAACTTGTATCAAACCCCGAGCCAGTTGCGCCAGTTGTTGGGTTTAAAAGTTTGAAACAATGATAAGTTGTTGAATTTGCTTTAGTTAAGCCAGCAGCAAGACCTCCCGCGTTGTTGCCAGCCGCCCAAGTAGCATCAAGTCTTTTTGTTTCGACTGAAGAAGCCACGCCTTGAGCAGAACCGTCGGAAACGGTGAAATTACCTGCGCTAAAATCTATGTCATTATTAGCGTCAGTTGCGTTGTTGGCAATTGTGATTAGAGATGGCAATAGGGTTGTGCCGCTTATAGAAGTAGTTGCTAAATTTGCTTCAATAACTCGAACAAACAAAGTGCCATTATATCTAAAAGTAGAATCATGAGTTGTTGTAATATCTCCAGCAACAAGGTCAGTTGATCCGTCTTCTTTTTTAAGGTTCTTAACACCAGCAGAATTGACATTGACTGTTGAAGCTCCAGTGTTTCTGTTTCCCGCTCTAAACTTAATTTCCATTCCAACAAAATAACCAATAGTCGCGTTGACTGGGTTAGTCATTGAAGCCGCAAGGGTTAATACATAAGCATTAGCCGTTCCGCTGTCTATGTAGAAGTTGTTTGCGGCATATCTTGATGTTGCAATTGAAACTTGATTTAAAATTGCATCAGACGAAGTTTGACCAGACGAAGTTTGTAATGCTTCTAACTCTGTTGGAATCTGATTAAACTCTGTTGCAGAGCATGTATTTCCATTTATCTTTGATACTATGTCCATTTTCTATAAAATATAATTAAAAACAATTGATGTATTAGCTGGCTTTAGATTGTTAAATAAACACTCAATAATCGACCCACCGCCACTACTAAAAGTGAAAGGAAAGGTTAGGGGGAAAACTGATGTTGGAGCTAAACTTGTTGGCATATTTATAATCATTGTAAATCTTGCTTGTTTAGGATTAGCAAAAAATGTAAATGGAAAAGTTAGTGGAAAAGTTCCATATTCTATTCCATTACTTATTTCAATCGTATATCCAAAAATAGCAGCTAAGTTAATAAAATCTTGTTCCGTTAAAACTCCCAAAGATGTCAATTTAACTAAAACTTGTTCTTTTCTTTCTTTTAAAGAAAGTGAAGTTGTTTGCTTAAAGCAACTATCAGGTATTCCAACCGCACCTTCCCATCTAGCAATATATTCTAAATCGTTTGTAGTTAAAATATTTGTATTACTCCAAACATTTTCAAATATTTCATCAACTCTTGTGAACTCGCCGCCTAATCCTAAGAATAACTTGTAAAGGTTAGTGCCTTTAACATTCTTAGCTTGAAATAGCCTATCGTTAGGCATGTATTGGCTAATGGCTTGTTGGTGCTGTTCTAATGTGTGAGCTTGAAAATTAGACAAAAGTAATCACCCCCAATGTTCCAATTTGATTTAAACCAATTGTTGTATCCGCACTTGGCGCGGATAAAGTATAAATTGGCACACTTCCACTTGAGTCTATGGTTTGTTTAATAACTGCGTCAATATCAGCTAATTTAACATTTTGACCGATGTTGTTTGATAGCTTAAAGAAGTCAGTTAAAGAGTTCGTAATAGCTGTCCGCATTGCAGTTGTGTTAGGACTCAAACTTGAGAAAGTGACTGGAATAGATACGGCGGTTGGAGAAAAAACAATAACATCATCATCGCTCATATGAGCTGGCTTAATTTCTAAGATTTTATCTTTTACAATATTCACTTCTGTTGAGCTTGGAATAATCGAAGCATCATTATCTCTAGTAAAACCAATTCTAACTTGCCCTTCTTCAACATAAGAATAAGAAGCGGAAATAGTGCCAGTTGCGGGGGTAGTAGGGCTTCCACTTACAGGAAAAGCAAAAGTATTCGCATCAATTACAATAACTCTTTTTTCAATAACATTGTATTCGTTTTGAACTGCACCAGTTACAGTAACATAAGAGCCACTTACTAATCCGTGAGCAGTTGAGGTAGCTGTTGCAATTTGTCCAGCCCTTACAAGGTTTGAAATAGAAATTGAAGCAGAAGTTGTGCTTGGTGAAAATATCCAAACTCTTGTTACACCAGCAATTAATTTTGCTTGGTTAATTAAAGCATTTACATTAAAAAACGAAAAAGGAAATTGTATTCTAAACAGAACTCTTGAACGATAAGAAGTGTCTCCCTCAATATCAGTGCCACCAGATAATTCACCAAAATCAACAAAAGCATTATTATTAACGCCAGTAATTGGGCTTCCTAATGTTAAAATTCCACCAGCACTTACATTTGTATTTTGTCCTTGAGAGTTTGCAACAACAGCTACATTTGCAGTTGTCCATTCTGCAATAATTGTACCGCTTGCGCTTCCAGCAGTTCCAGCCTGCGTAAATTGTAATTGTGTGGCAGAAGTTACAGTAATTATAACATTTGAAGCATTAAAATCAGTTGGAGTCGCGCCAGTAATTGTTACAGTAATTCCACTTGCCAAATTATGAGCAGCGGTAAAATTAACAGTCACCAAAGTTCCAGTTCTTGACATTGAAGAAACTGAAACGCTATTCAATGAAATAGTGGTGCTAGATTGTGTTGTGTAAGTTATGCTAGATGCGCTTTGAAGGCTTGTACCAGAAGGAATAGAAGTTGCGGCAGTTCCCGAAAAAACAACATTTCCAGTTGCAGAAGTAGCAACAGTTCTTGTAACGCCGTAAGTATTTCCCCATCTTTCTAAATAAATGCCAGTTGCAGTATTTACAAAGAATTGATTAATCATTATCAGAATCTTCTGATAATTGTCATAAACTCTATAAGCTAAACCTTTGATTAAAGAACCTAAATATGACGCAGGCAAAAACGCCCCGCTGTCTGGCAACTGCGCGGTTACATCTGAAACAATCCTGTTATACACCTCTTTTCTATTAGAGGGTAGGTTTAATGTCATTAGCCGTGGTGTTAGCTTGCATTAATTGTGTTTATCCATAAATCATAATACTGCACAAATTCAGTATTATCATTTCTTATTCCGTTAATTTTTACATTTAGCTTTTGTAAGTCAATATCTTTTTCAACAACAATATCAATTTCTTTTGCAATTCCTTTGTCAATATACCATTGGTAAGCATTTTCTAAATCATTCTGAACAGTATTAACAGTATCATCGTCTAATTTTTCTTGATAAAGTGTCCAAATTAAAGAACCTTGTTCAAATCCGTCTTCGTTTAACTCATTGCCAATCCAGCCTCCACGAGAACGAGGGTCTTCAATTGAATCCTCTCTTTTTTGGCAAAAAATTGTCATCATAAAAGAAGTTTCAAGACCGCCAGTTAAAGCAAAGTCTCCATTCTCAAAAGAAATATCAAATATTCCGTCAGAATTTTTATGTAGTTTTAAATCTTTAATTGTCATAAAATAATTTAAATTATACTACTGAACCAGTATTTGCAGCTCCAGCAGTAACCCCGCTATGTGAGTGACTAATAAATGGTTTAGTTTCAATGGTAGTTGCTCCTTGTAAATTAGAAGTTCCACTTACATTAAGATTTCCAGTAATATTAACATTTCCAATAATATTAACTCCACCTTGTGCGGTAATATCAATTTGTTTGTCATCGGCAGTTTTAATGCTTATTGATCCGTCTTGTTTAAAATAAATTTCATTTTGTTTTTTTCCGTAAATAATTTTTTCACCTTCAAGAATTTTAGGCGCGCTGTCAACATCGTAAGGTATTACATAATTCATGCCATATTCATTGCCAACGGATAAAACATAACAAGAATCACCGACAGAAGGGCAAACATTATCGCCAGTTGGCAAAACTAAAACTCCATTTTCAACATCAGTCGAAGCAGGGTCTTTAAATTGCACTCTTATTCTGCCAAGTTCGCCAACAAATTCTAACTTCTTTATTTCTGCTATTCTAATCATTCCGACCCTAATCCTTTTATTGGTAAATTTAATTTTTTTCTTGGTTTTTTAATTTTTGGTTCAAATACAGAATTAGTATAAGACAATTTATCAACCAAACTTAATCTAACAAAAGAACCAGACTCTTTACTTAAATTATAAGTAATGTCTTTTATCAAAAGGTTATCATCTACTTGAGCTAAGTTATCGGTTATCTGCACTAATTGATTTGCTTGCCAAGGTTCGTTTTTTTGAGGCTTGGTAAAGTTAGAAGGACTACCTAATGCCGTTGCTAAAGATTTAAAAGTAATTGGTCTTAAACCCTGTCTCCAACCAACTACGCTACAAGAATAAACATGAGATTTAGAATATCTGATATTGCACTCCCATTCAGCTCTTTCTTGGCATTGTTTGCTATTTAGGTTGGCCACATAATCAACAAATTTTCTTGTCTTCCTTACCGATTTATCGTAAAAAACACCGCTATATTGAACTTTATTATTTTTTAAAGTATCAACAATAGGAGAGGGAGGGTTAGTAGCAGGATCAATAGTTTTGATTGGATTAGTTCCAGTTGAGTTTGAAATTATTTTGTATTCATAATATCTATTTTTTAAATCCCTTTTAACAGAAGCATCTTTTATGTTATTTTGAGATGTATCTACTGTTGCAGAAGATCCGTTTTCAAGTAATCCACCAACTAATCCACTTTTTTTATTAAGTTCAGTCAAGTTTTGTAATTTGACAAGAGCTTGCTTGTTGCCTATTTTTCTAATAATAATATTTCCATTTCCATCAGTGCCTAAGACTAATCTTCTTTTGTCAGCTAGTCTTTGAATTAGCTCGTAAGCACTTTCATCTTTACTAAATCCAATTCCTTCGGAATTAGAAAATGGCTCTATATCTCCATATTCGTTAATAACTGCAATTTGGTTTTCTGCCAGAGCCAAACCTTCTTCAAAAGAAGTTGAAATGTTGAATTTACTTGCCAGAGATGTTAGGCTTGAAGGTATTTTTATTTTAGAAATTGAAGTTCCTATTTTTGTAGCACTTAAAACTTCATAGCCAACAGCTTCTAAAACCTTTTTTAAAACATTCTCAAAGGTTATAGGTGTTGCAAAAACTTTGTTTGATATTCGGCTATCAATTAAATCAGAAACTTTATCTCGGCCAGAAAATCTTACATCACAAGAGCTAGAAGAATAATCAATATCAACCTGATCGATATAGCCAGTTAAAAAAGGTTCATCATCTAAATAAAGTTTAATTCCTTGCCCTTCATAAAAAATATCCGCATCTTGAGTTGGAATATTTATGTCAATATCAAAAGTCTTTCCAAAGAAATCTAAGCTTTCATTTACAGAAACGGATTTAAAGGTTTTAAAGCTAACTCCTGCTATGTCTATTGTTATGTTATCTTCAAAAGCCATTATTGGGAAAGTATATTAATATTTCCGCTAACAAAAGCAGGATCTTCAATATTGTTTAAAAGAAGTATCTCGTCAGACCTATCGCTAGTTCCATAATAATTATATGTCAAAACCGCACTTGGTACACTATTTGTTTTTATGCTAACATAAAATGGCAATGTAGTTCTTAAATTTTTAAGAAATGATGCAGTTCCGACTTTTAAGTTCTGTAAGTTGTAATAAACATCCTCGTCTATTTTATCTGGGTTCAAACTATCAAAAGCAGTGCTTAACCTTTTAATCATGCTGTCTATTTCTTCTTGCGAAGTGTAATCAATATTTGTTGATGCAAGGCAGGCAACAGCTAATGAGGATGTTTTAAAATAATTGTCTAACTGTTGATTATTTATGTTGAGCTGTTCATTTCTTGCAGAAGAAGCTGGGTACTGTTCATTTTTGCTTGAGTCAAAGATATTCAAAGCAATGTCAACCATTGTTTTAAAACTATCTGTAATTGCCGATATCGCTCCAAATATATTTTGAAATCTTTGCGAAAGATTTGATGGGGTTTGCATCAGCTCTGTCAAAGAAGCTGTTAAATCGGCAATATCAGCAACAAAAGCCGCAGCTTCATCAGCGACACCATTTACAGTAGAAACAATGTCGTTTACTGTTTGTGTAGTATTTTGAATGTAATCCCTTGAAATATTCCATACTTCAATTCCGTCGTCGTAAAACTTAGCAAGAGAATCAAAAGCAGCTTTAGCACTCGCAAAATGTTGGTCAAACCATTTAGACAAAGCACTTTTACTATCTCCCTCTTCAGGATATTTATTGACACTTGATTCGGCAAAAGTTACTTTATACCTAGCAATTCCTAGTTGATTAATAAAATCTTCATCAACAGAAACAGAAACAACTACAACTTTTTTCTTGCCAATGCTAGGATGGGTTAAAGTTCCTCTTCCAATTGCGTTTAAGTTGTCTTCTAGCTTCTTTTTAGATCGCTTATATCGTGAAGAAGTAGTTTCATGAATTTCAATGTCAAACTCATAAATTCCCGACTTCTTACCCATATCTTGAACATATCTTTCAGAAGAGTTTGGATATTCGTGAATAACTGTTTTTCTTCCTAACCCGCTATCAGAAACATTTCTTGCATAAAAAAGAGCATTTTTGCCGTTTATGCTGTAGCTTGCTCTGTAAAATCCGCTTAGTATGCTCATAAACCTCCAGCAATTACAGTTTTAGGTCTTGGTGTCATACCATAAGACCTAGATTCTTGTTTTATAGAAATTCCAGTAGGTAGATTTTCTCCAACTATTTTAACTAGAACTTCTTGAGGAGACATAGGAATTGGCGTAAATTGATTATTAAAAGGATTCTCAGATTTATTTAATTCAGGAAACCATTTCTTACCCAACTCGTTTGAAAGATTATTAACCTCTTCAAAATTTCCCGTAACCAAACCTTTTATTGCAAATACAGCTCCTTGTCCTATATATTTAATTAAATCCATTAGCGCACTTGGCAATAATGTTAATCCCTCTAAAACTGGCTTTAAAAATAAATCCTTAAATTGTTTTAAAATAGGAACTTCAAATACCGCTTGTAAATCACGACCAAACTGGCTCATTCCTTCAATCATTTCTGTTAAACCTACAACTGTTTTATTTAGAGTTGGGTTTAGTGAAGTTCCAATATCTGCCCCTAAATTATAGAAAGCGTTAGATAATCTATTCTCTTGCGCTTGTGTTGATTGAGCTTTCTTCATAACATCGACCCAAAAATCTTCTTTTACAACCTTGGCAAATTCTCTTAACAAAGCAACGGAATCTAAAGCTCCAGCTTCCATATATTTTAGGAAAGTAGGAGTAACTTCTTTTTCAGATAATTTAACGCCTTTTTTTTCTAAAATTCTTCTAAATGCTTCGTAAAAAATAGGTTTTACACCGGGCATTTGTTGAGTTTGCAAATTAAACTCTTGAGCTTGAATTTT